TACAACGATATAAACTTTAGCATGTGGGGTCCAGAAGTTTTCAGAGTTCTAAAGGATGGCTCTCATGCTTATTTTATGACCAACTTCATAAATTTGTTTGCCTTACAAAAAGAACTTACGGACTCTGGCTTCAAAATCCATAACTTATTAGTTTGGAAAAAGAACACATGTACGGCAAACAGGTGGTACATGAAAAACGCGGAATACACCTTATTTGCCAGAAAGGGTGGCGCAAAAACTATAAACAACCCATCCAGCAAGGTAGTGCATGACTTTAACAACCCGCGGGATAAGGTACATCCTACGCAAAAACCCGTTGATTTAATGGAATACTATATCGAGAATTCGTCTAAAGTTGGTGATGTTGTGTTAGACCCATTTATGGGAGGCGGTTCAACAGGTGTTGCGGCTAAGAACCTAAACCGTGACTTCATAGGTATTGAGTTAGATGAAAAGTACCTAGAGATTGCTAAAGCTAGAATTGATGCTATATCCGCTGAAGCTACACTAGATGATTTTTTTAATTAGTAAAAAGTTTAAAAATATAGCTTTACAATCACATTAATTTATGTTACAACGATAATATTAACAGGAAAGATTATGAAAAAAACATTAGACCACGATGCTTTGGCATTAGAAATAATAAAAGCCTATGATAAACATGCACTGACTGCTGAAGTGGTGGTTTATAGATATAATGACACACAGTTAGTTCGTGACACGGTTACGATAGACTTTAGAGATGATTTTGATTATCATACTACTGTTAGCTCTAAACCTATCTATAGTGAAACATGAGTAAAACTAGCATAGAATGGTCAGAATTATTTGGTCTAAGAATAGCTTTATCTAATCTTAAAACTTCAAATAATTCACAATCGCCTATTAGTAAAACAGAAGACGTTGTTGTCAACTGGATAGAATTAAGAATAAAACAACTTGAAAATAGAGGTAAAAAATAATGAATTGTTACTCAATACCTAACTTCGAGACTTCTGAAGAGAAATCTTCATGGGATAACCTGTACTGGCTAGATGATATTCACTGGACAGACTCAGTTGAATATGCAGAACATTATTATGGAGAAACTATGCGTGAAACTACACGCTTTGATGAGGATTGGGATTAAATATGAAAAGAATTGATATAGACTCGCCTTTCGTAATTATTGCAATAGCAATAGTATTAGCATCTGCGCTAATATGTATAGATCCACTATCAATTGTAAGAGGTTAAATATGCAAAAAGAAAAGATTAGAGCTTTACGCATTTCTAAGTCTAAAAGTGCGCGTGTTCGTAGACATGAAGTAAAGAGAATTGTTGCGGATACTACACAAAGATTATATGCTAAGATTAGACGAAAAAAAGGTAAGTGATATGGAATTAATAGAACACAAACATTTAATTATTCGTGCTGAAGTTTCAAACCCTCCGAAAGACGAAATCTGGGTACAAAATTGGCTTACTATGTTAGTAGATAAAATTGGCATGAAAATTGCCAAAGGACCTATTACAGCATATGTAGATATGCCAGGCAACGAAGGAATAACCGGTTTAGTTGCAATAGAAACCAGTCACATCGCAATACATATATGGGAACTGCTAGAGCCTGCACTTATACAATTAGATGTTTACACCTGTAGTTCTTTGGATAAAGACATGATCTTTGCAGAGTTAGAACAATGGAACCCTACTAAAGTTGAATGGAAATACCTAGATCGAGAATTTGGGTTAAATGAAGTTGAGTAAATTTAAAGAAAGGGAATGATATGGATGCGGAACAAATGAGAGAGGTGCTTTCAAAAAGTGTTGTTGAAGTGACCTTTACTGATGAGAATAAAGTAGATGTGCATACGTCACTTTGTACTTTAGATTCAAAAATGGTATCAAAGCATGACCTTGTGCATAGTGAATGGATTGATTTTACTAATTTAGTTGTAGCATGGGATATTAAAAATAAAAAATGGTTGCAATTTCACTCTGAAGATGTTACAAGTTTCTTGACTGATAAAAACGTACAACTGGTATTTTAAACACATATAAATAATTGTATGAAAACAAAGGAGTAATATATGATAGACTTAGACACAAATTTTATTGTTGGCGCATTGCTTATTGGAATTATTGCAGTGAGTTATTTTCTAGGAAAATGGAATGAAGAAAGAAAACAACTAGATAATATCGAAGACACTATCACATATCTTTCTGATAATGGGTTTTTAAGAACTAAGAAAAATCCTGAGAATGGTGAAACTGAACTAATCAAGCTTAACGGAGACTTATATTAAATATTGACATTATATAAATTGTATGTTATATTAAGAATATACAATAATGGAGAACTTTATTATGGCTATGCGAAAAAAAATGTCTAAAACAGCACTTGCTAAAAAGAACGCTAAAGCTAAAGCTACAAGAGACGCTAAGAAAAATGCGGCACTCAAAGAATTAGGTATTGATGTTAAACGAACTAAGTTTCGTAAGAAGCGCAAACCTATGACTGAGGAACAACGTGCCCAAGCTGTAGCACGTTTAGAAAAAGCTAGAAAAGCTAAAGGACCTGCTAAAAACAAAAAATTTCACCCTGATGTTGTTGCTTTACCTGATGAACATGAATTATCACTAAAGAATGTAAGACAGTGGTTAGAGACACAAAAAGAATTGTTGATTAGTATGAAGGCGTATAGAGATAGTAAAGACGCTGTGGAAAGAAATAAATATAATACTTGCTATACTTATGTAAGTAATTTAAAAACGTATCTATCTAAAGGTGTATATGTAGATCATAAGATAGGTGAGCATGGGACAGGTAATATTAAATACACTTGTACTCATATGTCATTTAAAGCAGATGGAACCCCTAAGAGATCACATGGTGTCTACTATCCAGATATGGGTATGGTCTATCAAACTGGAATGGAAGATAAAGAGTAACACATTGAAACAATTTTTAAACAAAAGTGAGTTCTCTATAATGGTCGAAAGATCTGTGCATGAGAAACGAATTAGTTATATAGATGCTATTGTAGACATATGTAATGACAATCAAATTGAACTTGAAGATGTCGCTAAGTACGTTAATAATATTGTCAAAGATAAGATTGAGGCAGAAGCAAGAAGTCTAAATTGCTTAGACGCACCAAAGACAAATACATTGCCTATATAAAGCATTGTTAAAACAAAAATTAATTAATAAGGAGAAAATTAAGACTTTACATGAACACTAAAATAATATACTATACCTATACGGTACACACGTAATATAAACCTAAAAATATAAATGGAGACATATATGTCATTCGCAAGACTAAAAAATAATCGCCCAGATTTACAAGAATTAGCGGCTAAAGCCAATGCTTCACCAAGCGGAACAACGAATAGTAAAGATGATCGCTTTTGGTATCCTCAAAGAGATAAAGCCGGAAATGGTTACGCAGTAATTCGTTTTCTGCCAGGACTAGAAGAACAAGGTAAAAGCTATTGGGCAAAATACTGGGATCATGCCTTTAAAGGACCTACAGGTCAATGGTACATAGAGAAATCATTAACAACTATAGGACAACAAGACGCAATAGCAGAAGCTAATTCTTTATTGTGGAACTCTGGTATCGAATCAGACAAAGACATAGTTCGTAGACGTAAGCGTAACTTGCGTTATATAACAAACGTTCTTATTATAAGCGACCCAGCTAATCCAGAGAATGAAGGCCAAATAAAACTATATCGTTTTGGTAAGAAAATCATGGATAAAATTTTAGATACAATGACACCTAAATACCCAGATGAAAAACCTATGGATCCTTTTGATGTGTGGGACGGCGGTGATTTTGTCATTAAGATTAAGATGATAGATAAGTATCCTAACTATGATTCATCAGTATTTAAATCACCATCACCACTGTTTGACGGGGATGAAGCTAAATTAGAAGCTGTATTCGATAAGCAACACGTGTTAGATGAATGGGTAAATCCTGAAAACTTTAAAACATACGATGAATTAAAAGCTCGTCTTAATCTTGTACTAGGTGAGAAAGCACCTAGGACTGTTAAAGATACAGTTTCATTAGATATGACTGAGGAACCAGCTCCTATAAAAACATTAGAGCCAGTTCAAATGCAAACAGCCGAAGTTGCATCATCAGATGATGAAGACGATATTATGGCACACTTTAAATCTTTAGCTGATGAAGACTAAAGTAAACAACATACAATAGAAAAAAGGCTAGTAGAAATACTAGCCTTTTTTGTTTATGCGAATAGTTTTGCTTGTGTAGCAGGACCTGCGATACCATCAGGTGTTAGTCCATTAG